GAGATCAGATAATCAAGGAGTACAAAGTGAACACTCCATTGTTGAATGCGGCGGCAAAACACCGTTCAATCAACCCGGAGCAAGTGAAACGATTACTTCAAGATAGAGTTAGATTGAACCCAGAAGGTGAAGTCGAGGTGCTTGATGAAAAAGGTGGTGTACAATACACCGATGCAGGCACACCAGTAGGAGTAGAAGATCTAGTGGCAAATTGGTTGAATGAAAACAAACATTTTCAACTGCCAACCGCTAATACTACAAGTACAAAGTCATCTTATGGCGTTGGTTATAATAACTCTTTTGACATCTCTAATTTAGATATGAGCAAACAAGGAGATAGACAAAGATTTGCTGAATGGAAAAAAAACCAGAGCAGATAGTCTTTCTCTAAAATTAAAACCAAACAATTAGGAGTATAACGATGGCAAACACAACATCAATCAACTCGGAACTGTTTACAAATTTACTTGCTGAAACTCAATATGCGGCATACGAAAATTCTGTAGCGAGACAAATCGTTACAACTTTCGATGTACCAGCAAACAGCGGTAAAATCGTACAAGTTCCTGTGTGGGCGGGGGTAACGGCTACAGACTTAACAGAAGGCGTGGCTCCATCTGCTTTAGACACAAACACAACATCAGTAAACATAACATTATCTGAAATTGGAACATATTTCCAAGTGACTGATTTCTTAAGAGACACAGCACAAAAAGATGTTATCGCAGACCTAGGTTACAACTCAGGTCGTGCTATTGCTGAAAAAATGGACAGTCAAGTATTTGATCTTTTCAATTCTTTCACTCAATCAGTGGGAACAGAAGACTCAGATGTGACTGTTAACAATATCTTAGACGCGATTGCTACATTAAGACAGAACAAAATCAGTTCTCCATTAGTGGCAGTATTAGCGCCTAAACAAGCAGTACAGTTGAAAAAATCATTAGCAGGCAATAATGGTGTGTATTCAACTTCAGCAACTGAAATCGCAAGTTCAGTTTTAAGACAATACTACCTAGGTACATTTGCTGGTGTTCAGATTTTCGAATCTTCATTAGTAAAACAAAACCTAGACACAGACGCAGACGCAACTCTTAACGCTGTTGGTGCCGTATTCGCAAGAACGGCATTAGGACACGCTATGAGAGGTTCTGTGACAATGAAGACCGAAGACAGAGCGGCTACTAGAAGCACAGATGTTTCTATGACTGCTGTTGTTGGAAGTGGTATCCTACAAAACACTCACGGTGTTAAAATTGTAGGTAACGCGGCGTAATTAGAGGAGAAGGAATATGGCCTTTATTAGACAAAATGGCGTGACTATTAGTTTCGCTGAATATCAAGATGTCCTAGAAAAAGATCAAAGACTATTTGATAGCAATGAAGGCCTGACTGACGATTCTATCGAACAACTTTTAATCAGGGCGACAGAGCGTATACTCACACAGTTACGCTCGTCGGCTTGGTGGAAGGAGTATTATGTCCGTCAAACAGGCTCAACCACTGATTTAAGAACGGTGGCAGATATACCTGCTTTGGACCCAGACAAAATAGCGGCGAGACAAAATGATTTCGTTGATCTATGTGTCTACACTGCTTTGGCAGACTTCATTCTACCGTCAATCGCTGACTTCGGGAATGAAGACAATGCTGAAAGACAGAAGATGGGTTATTATGCTAATAAATCGGAAAAACTTTTCCAGGAGTTAGTGAATGCGGGCGATTGGTATGATTTCGATGATGATTCCACAGTGGAGTCTTCAGAAAAACAACCAGGACAATACAACTTGAAAAGAGTTCGATAATGAGAAGTCAGATACTTGATTACATCAATGATTTAAGTTTAGGAAGTTATTCGGTTTCCAACAACTTACCATATGATGAAACAGGTGGCTCTCTTTACATTAAGAATGTGAAAACCATTTATGTAGATCAACCTACATTTACGGAAAACCCTATTCTTACTGCTTTAGATGGGTCAGATGTGACAGATCAAGTAACTTCAGTCAGTATCTTTTTTTCAACGGACGCAAAGTCTTTACCAACTAATTTCGACACAGTGATTACTGCTTTGAAAAACGCCAAAGACATCACCACAGTGGGTGGCATACACCGACGAGAGGCAGATGTCAGCAGAGTTTATCAAGGTGATTTGATTGTGACGGAAATTGTAGTAAGGTTTATAAAACTAACTTAAGAGGAGAAACAAAATGGCATACATTTATCCAGCACCGGGAGTTTCAGGGTCACAATCGACACTGAAAATACACCACACATCTTCGTCTGCTGATTCTACAGGTCTTAATGTTCCTGCTTTACAAGATGTGACAGTAAACAACGCGAACGATGTTTTCACTTGGACACAATTAGACACTGGTTCAAAAAAACAAATCGCGACTACTGCCACAAACAGTTTAGCAATGAATATTGTACTTGATCAGACTTCATTTTTTGGAGATGGCGTAGGTAGTTCAACAGCCGCTTCGCAGGGTATCTTTGGTTTATCAAAAAACAAAACGAAAATTGAATTCAATTTGTATTTTGGTGACACAGATACAGGCACATCAGGCAAGCGAATTACTGGCTATGGCTACATAACTGGTTTGGCACCAACCGCAAGTGCGGACGCCCCAGTATGGGTTTCACCGATCACTATCACAGTGGACGGCGATTACACAGTAGCAGGAGAATAATAAAATTCAATAGGGGGGAGTTGAACACTTCCCCCGTTGTAAATAGATTTATGGAAGTTCTAGACAACAAAACAGACAAAGAATTAATTCAGTCGATATTGGCTGAATGCGCCAAAGCCAACAATGAAATAAGATGTGGAATGGCAGACATTCGAAAAGCCAAGACTAGATTAAAATTTTGTGTGTTATTAGCAAACAAACTGATTGAAAGAAAAGGAGATCAATAGATGAAACTAGAAAAATTATCACAAAAACCAAAACTAATACAAATCACAATTGATGACGAAGACATTGTGAAAGAATTTGGCGAAGCCGTTGAATTCTACACTTGGGACAGAATACCAATTGACCAATTTGTCAAAATGGCATCTGTGGACCAAAACAATTATCATTCTGTGTTAGATGCTGTTTCTGAATTAATTTTAAATGAAGAAGGCAAACCCATCATCAACAAAGAAACATCATTACCCAACAAGGTATTGATGAGAGTGGTCACCAAAGTAGTAAATAACTTGGGGAAGTAACCGAAGCAGTCATTGAACCAGGTTCTATTGAACTGCGCCAGGTACTACTCATAGATGCAATGGCACAGCGTTATGGCAAGTTACCCAGTGAATTATATCATAAGGGTGACACTTTAGATGTGATGGTAATTAACACCGCCACTGCTTGGGAACAATATCAAGCCGATGTAGCCAAAGCCAAAGCAGGCAAAGGCACAATGCCAACACCAAACATACCTGTTGAAAGATTGCAGGAGATGATGGACAGAGTGAGGAAAAAAGATGGCAGTTAGAAAAGTGTATGACAGAATTACACCCAGTATCAATCGAATCAATCGATATCTAGAGCGAGTGCCTGAGGCGGCATACGATTATTTTAAAAAACAGACTCCAAAAAACAGAGGAAACGCACGAAACAAGACAAAATTGGTAAATAAAAAAACAATTGTCGCTGATTATGCCTATGCCAAGAGATTGGACGAAGGCTATTCAAAGAAAGCGCCAAAAGGTATGTCACAACCCACACTGAAGTTTGTAAAACATTTGGTGAGATTGATTTTGAAGAGGAAATAGATGGCAGATTTAAAGTATAGAGTAGATGTCGATACCAAAACGGCGCAGAACAATCTTTCAGCATTCAAAAGAACACTCGCAGGAGTAGGTACGGCTTTAGCCGCATTGGGAGTTGGTAAAGCCATCAAATCTTTTATTGATGTAGGTTCATCAGTAGAAAATTTAGGCTTAAGGTTTAAGTTTTTATTCGGTTCAGCAGAAGAAGGTGCCAAAGCCTTTGATGTATTAACAAAATTCGCCGCAAAAGTTCCATTCAGTCTACAAGAAATAGAAAAAGCATCAGGTAACCTAGCGGTGGTTTCAGAAGATGCTGATGATCTAGCAAACCTTTTAAAGATTACTGGTAATGTGGCGGCAGTCACAGGTTTGGACTTCAAAACCACGGGTGAACAAATTCAAAGAGCATTTTCAGGTGGTATAGCCAGTGCTGATATATTCAGGGAAAAAGGCGTAAGATCAATGCTTGGTTTCGAAGAAGGAGCCAAAGTATCTATTGAAGAAACAATCAAAAGATTTCAGGAAGTGTTTGGAGAGGGTGGTAAATTTGGAAACGCCACAGATGAATTTGCTAACACATTGGCTGGTACTGTGTCAATGTTGCAGGACAAATTATTTTCTTTTCAAAAGTCCGTAGCAGAAGGTTTCTTTAACGAACTAAAAAGTCAATTAGGAGATCTAGATCAATTTTTCAAAGACAGTGGTTCAACCATAGAAGTTTATGCTGAACAGATAGGCAAAGGGTTGGTAGCCGCAATTCAAGGTGTAGCCGCAGTAGCCAAATTCTTAGTGGAAAATATTGATGCTGTGAAGGCGGCATTTGTTGGGTTAGCAATAGCAAAAATTACAGGAGCCTTTATACAATTAACACTAGCCATTAAAAACACAGCCGCGGCAATGGGTATCTTAAATGTGGTGGTTGGCAAAAACCCATTTGTAAAAATAGCCACAGGTTTATTGGCGGCTGGTGGAGCATTGGCTTATTATTTTGGAAAAACTAAAGAAGCCAAAAAAGAACAATTAGATTACAACAAAACTCTTAAAGATTATCAAAAGTTTTTAGACGCAGGTGGTGATCACGAAACCAAACAAACCAATCAAGACAAGAACACCAAAAAAGCCAAAAAGGACAGCACCACAATTAAACAATTAGCCAAAGATATTCAAAAAGACTTTGACAAGATGAAGCGTGAGTTGAACTTGGACAGAGAATTGATTGGACTAGATGGTTTCGAAAAAGAATTAAAACAAATACAAATACAAGAACAAAAAACAATGGAGGCTACCATTGAAAGAATCAAAGCCGCAGGAAAAGATTTACCAGGACAAGATGACTTAATAAAAAAAGTTAAAGAACAAACCGATATCATAATTGAAGAAAAACAAAAACAGGCACAAGCACAAAAAGAATTAGACGAATCAATAGTGTTCGGCATCAGAGGTGCAATGAAAGAATATGTGGAGAATGTAAGAAATTACGGCGAACAAGCCAGAAGAGCCTTTGAAAAAGTTACCCGTTCAATGGAAGATGCCATTGTTAAATTTGCTAAAACAGGAAAATTTAGTTTTAGAGATTTAATTAATGATATGTTGGAAACACTTTTAAGAAGCAGAATACAAGAACTATTCTCTAGAGTGTTTGATAGAATTATACCTGTGTTGGATCAAATGTCAGGTGTAGAAAGAAACAAAAAATTATCATATGTGGGTATGTTGGGTAATGGTGGTTTGATAGGTAAAGGACAATACGGTATCGCCGGAGAATCAGGACCTGAATATGTGACTGGTCCTGCACAGGTTACGCCAATGTCAGACACCAATGTGGTTTATAATATCAATGCTGTTGATGCCAGATCATTTCAACAGTTATTGGCAAGTGACCCATCATTTTTATTTGCGGTAACAGAACAAGGCAGAAAAACAGTGCCAGAATTTAGAAGGTAAAACATTATGAGTACAGCATTTCAAACAGTATTTGACAACGCAACAACAATATCAATCAACAAGAAAAGAAAAGTCAGTCAGACCAGTTCTAGAACAGGAGTTATTAAGACAACTTCTTTGGGAGGACAATTATGGGAGTTCGAAGCAACACTGCCAGATGGACCAAGATATTCAGATTATAGACAATTGATTGAAGCAATGGAAGTGTTGGACAGAACACAACAAGGCACAATTCAGATTACTCAACCCTACATCACAGGGTATCAAGGTAATCTACAGAATATCAGTTCAGGCACAGTGACCTACACAGTGGGAAACAGTGTCGCCATTACTTCAGGACTGGGTGGCATTTCATCAGGTTATAAATTTAGAGCGGGAGATGTGGTTCAGTTGGGTTCTTCGGGTTCGGTGTATTCAGTGGCTCAAGATGTGGCATATGACACCAACGCAATTACATTCAACAGACCAATCAAAGAATCTCCAGGCACATACAGTTTAATAGTGGGTCCGGCAGTGACTTGGCGTGTGGTATGCGTTCAATACCCCGAATACAAAATATTTGGTTATGATCAAATCAGTTGGAGCGGCCCTTTCATTTTCAGTGAGGTGGCTTAATGGCTTTAGATTTAACTTCTTATTCATCAATTCAGACTAATCTTTTTTGTAAGATAGTGATACCAGGTTATCAAACAATCACTTTCACAGACTATCACAAAAATTACACCATAGATTCTGTCACTTACACAGGAGTTGGTGAATTATTATCAGTTTCAAACACAACCAGCAACTTGAGAGCCGCGGCAGAAGAATTAAATGTGGCAATATCAGGCATACCCAGTGGCAATGTGAGTGATGTGGTTAATCAAAAAATAAAAGGTTCAGCAATAGAAATAAAAAGAGG